ACTAAACACAGAACTTGTGCTTAGATTGGTTGTGGTGATCACACGCCACTCTTGATTTTCTACATCATATCTCAATCCGAAATTTTCGTATTTTTCGGTCCTATCTATTATATCTGTCTCAAGGCTTGACGAAAACGAAGTAGTGAATGTAGGTATCACTGCATCGAGCACCGCCCCGTTTGGTACAATGTCATTCAGTGTGATGGGACCTAGGCCACTTGAAAGGTTTCCCTGTCCACCGTTTGATCCATCCCCGACCACGTCGGTGATCTTGGCCCACGCCCTGTCCTCGGCGTTCTCTGTTCCTGCCGTTACCAGTGCGCCGTTCTTGAACTCTCTTGTGTCAGGAGATGTGAACTTAATCAATGCTCCTTCCTTGGCGTATTTCAAATTAGAAGTTGCACTGTCACCTATCGCCAGCGCACCGCCTGAAGTGAAATAGCCGGTGTTGGTGTTCGTGCTCGTTGTCGATGAATTCCATGTTGCTGTCAGAGAAGACAAACTCTTGGTGTCATACTTGAGATAGTAGAAATGTCTGGAATAGGCCTGCTTCAATTTGGCCTCGACCGAGAGATCTATCACAGACTTGATCTCACTCCTGTTGTTGAAAGTGAACGTAAAAGTTGGATTGGTCTCTTCTCTGTAGAGTATTCCGTCCTCCGCAAACACAGACACGTTTGAATATGCCCCTGTTGGGTCTAGTATCTCCTTTGCCCTTGATATGCCTGATGCTGATCTGTTTACGGATCTAACCTTGACAATCTCTTGTGATGCAGACAGTGGAACCACTTGGTAGTCCTCCGCTGTGATCATCCTGTTCTGAGAATAGTAAACTTGTGCCGCTTTCTCCTTGATAGAATCATTGGATTCGGTGGCCGCTGAGTTATAGATACTTGCTTTCAAGCTCATAGTCACAGTCAATGTTTGTTGTGATCCATTGGCATCAATGTATGGCACTGCGACCTGAATATTCTGCATGTCAGATGGCTGAATCGAATACTTGGCGTTATCACTGATCCTGTAGTATGTTCTGAAAGATCCTAAAGGAAGGTTAGAAAAATTTCCATCACCGAACACTAAATCTATCGCATCATTATTTTTTGTTACTACGTTGTAAATGTTTCTAATACTTTTCGCCAAAGAATTGTAGATAGCATTATTGCCTGTAAGTGATGGTACCTTCGTCCAACTCTCGGATATTTGTCCAAACTGGTCTAACTTGTACAACCAAACGTCCGTGTCATTTATATTGTTTGTATCAATGCTTTTTACATAATTTGTGATAGCAGAATCAACAGAGAAATCCAAGTTCTGCATTGTTCCCTGTTTGAAAAGGAAAAAGAAACCTGTGTTGTTTGAACTATCACCCGAACCGTCTGTCCTGTATGAGTAAGTAAAACCTGTTCCAGGCACAGGACTTGATTCATACACGCTGTCCGAGTCATTGATAGTGCTTGGCACAATTTCAAACGACCTCGATATTCCTCCAATGGTTTTTGCAAATTGGAATATTGGTAGATCTAACTGATTTGAACTTAATGTGTAAATTTCGGTTTTTATTCCACCGACCGAATCAGATTCTCTTGGATTGCCAAATAGTTGTCCGGTCTGATTTGCGGCATTTAGAACTGCTGTAAATTGTTCCCTGTAATTAGAATTTGCACTGTCGTTCCAGATGATTGTGCTGTTTGCTAAATTTGTTCCTGTGCTGTCGTTAACATCTTGTGTTGTAGATATGGCATCAATTTTTAAAAGACCTGTCGCGGGTTTATTCCTTTTCGCGTTGTAGTTTATCAACCGCGCCAATCTCAGGATTGAATTCCTTCTCTCTGCTGTTTCTAAGAAGTTTTCCCTTGCGTTTAGGTCTACCCTGAAAGAAAGTGCCTGTGCGATGTAGGCGATAAGATCTATTAAGGCAACGTATTCTGAACTCTCTACGAAATCATTGAAATCATCTGGATAATTTTCTTGTAGGTACGCCACCATGGTCCTACGTAGCGTCTCGAAATCATAACTTTTGAAATCTGCCTGCTGGAAAGCCTGGTAGATCTTCCTCCAATCCTCTGCTACTAATAATCTGTTCTGTCTATCTGTTGTGGCCATACTGTTTGTATGGATATTTATATATTAAATTAAGTGCGTATATTAAGATAGGCGTAACAGAGAATTTTCATCGAAGTTGAATCGTAATTTCTCTGTGATATTGAGTGGCACGTATGTTATTGTGGCCTGTACGGCTATGCCTTTGTCTGCTTCGGTAACTAATATTTCTTCCGTCGATATCCTAGGATCTGAGTTTAAATTTGCAGTGATGTCATCTACTATTGCATCTTTTAACTGTTCTGTGAATGGTTCAAATATTGCATCATAGATTATTGTTCCAAATTCTGGATTCTCAACACGTTCGCCCTTCCTGATTGACAATCTGTTTATAAGATCCTGCTTGGCTACTTCGAAGTCATACAACTTGAAATTTTGCCTGTCAGCACGTGAACTGAAACCTTTGAAAGTTGGTTGCCTGTTAGATAGATCTCGATTGTTCTCAGCCATATACTATATTTACTCTATGCAATATCGTCCTTTTCTCTGCCACCCACGGGTCGTTCATATGGTTCGTGTGTAATAAAAGCATCCGAATGTTTTTTAGTTTTATAATCTCTTACTGTGGTTTCAGTTTGTTTTGTTTGTACAACCCCTCGATTGTTGATTGGCTGTTCTGACTTGATGTCAGTCACTTTGACCGGTTGTAGATCAATTTTTTTGTGTGATGGTTTCAACCATCCAGGACCCCAATTCGACTTAGCCCTTGTTGAGTTAAAATGAACTTGTGAACCTGCTAGGTCAATCCTACCGGACGCACCATGTAACTGTGTTCCGTTTGTGAAGGACGTTATACCGTCCCTAGCAAAATTACGAACACTTCCTTTTTGTGATGCATTCAATATTCCAGAGTCTCCCATGGCATAGATGTATTTCTGTGAATTGAGAACGAGATCTTTCTCTGATGTAAACTTTATATTTTCCTTTGCATGGAAATTGATATTCTTGTCAGCATGTAGATTGAAATCTCCTTCTGTCCTCATGCTTATTCCCCTGTTAGAATAAAGACTGATTCTACCCGACTTGTCCATTTCAACCCAAGCGTTTCCTGAGCCGTTTGCAATATACACTGTGCCCTCTGTGTCATGTAACAGAATCTGATGTCCTGTAGATGTCCTTATCCTTGTTAATTGATTATGGCCGTTGACATCTCCGTCGTCCATAACGAAACTGTGTCCTAGATCTCTGTCAGGCCTTACGGTGGTTCCTGAGATTCCTACGTTCTGCTTACGCGAATCAGATCTGATCGGGCCTGGTGTGTTTATTCCAAACACCTGACTTGGTGTCTCCCTGTTGGCGGCACTGCTTGTAGTCCCCCTTACATCATCTTGTATCAATCCTTCGGAAAGCAATTGGTCTGCAAGGATGTCATTTAGTGGAAGGTCCCATGTGTCTGAATTTGATAGTGTATTTCCTGGCTTATTGAAGTTCCTGTTGAGGTCTCCCGACGGCAAGAAATCCGTGCCATAATTGGTTTGTCCTGTCCTAGCAAGATCTCTGGCATTAACAGATCTCTTGGTGCTGGCCAGTCCGGGTATCTGCTGATTTATTTTTGGTTTTTGTATACAACCGATCCAATATGCACTATTCTCGTTGTTCTCTCCCTTTGCAAAGATAACCAACACCTCTGTGTCTATGTCAGGCGGTACTGCCCAAAATCCATAACTGGTCTGATTCTCCTTGTAAGAATTTGGATCTGTGGTGCTCACCGTCGATAACGGTTTGGACCCATAGAATGGCGAAAGGTAATGACACCATATTACCTGGGAAGGTGCCGGCGTGTTGGTATTTGAAAGTGCAGGAATGTTTACTCCAAGCCTGCCCATCTTGAGTGGATCCACAACGGCCTTTACCACACCGACGTATGGGCCTGGATCATTGTCTACGTATTTCTCGTTGTAACTTTTCTGATTGTCTTGAGTATCTGTGAACCCTCTTGCATCACGGTATGACATACACTAATTTAGTTCCTAAAGAACTTACCAAACTCCTTTCTATAAAACGAAGGATTTTGTCCTTGCTTAATGATATCTTTCGTCCCATCCTGCGCGGCACTTATCAGCGCCGCAGGTGCTGTAGTGCCTGATTGATTGTTTATTCGGACCAGGGTAAGTGTCTGTGTAAACTGCCCTTGGTTCATCTGTGATTCAATCTTAGTGACCTGATAAGCACCTGAAAAAAATAAGTTTTCGTCTAAGTAGGTATCAGAAAACATTGTACCACGTTTGTCGTCAATATCAGCAGGCATACGATATGAGAGTGTGATAATGGGCATGTGTGATTCCATGTTGAAAGCGTTGAACTGAGTATCGTATTCTCCTGTTGTTAACACCTTATCATCAATCGGAGCAAAGGCGTCCTGCGCCACATATGCAGGATCTCCCAGTATGTCCATTTCTACTTTAACCATGTCGGCCTCTGGATTGGTTAGATAGTCGAAGAACTCGTTGGCACGGAGACTTTTTGGATTGATCTCCTGTACCAAGTTTCTTTGCTTAAGGATAGAAGGATACTGTCGCAATGGAAGAGTTGGTTCAGGCTGTTTCTTGCCTCCCAACCATTTCCTTATACCTTCTTTGAAGTTGTAAAAAGCACCTGATGTTCCTGTGGCCTTTGGGTCTGTACGTACATTTCGGTAGTAGTATGCGGTTTTGTAATTGATTCTGAGATTTTGTATGTCAATGTTTTCTCCGGTGTAGATGTAGTTGTAGTTCCTACGAGAATACCGAGACCAATCTATATCTCCCAATGAAAGCCCGGGAAGCACCAATTTACCTATGTGCACCTTGTACGGTATGGCCTGATATGTTATCCTTTTGGGATACATCTTGGTCACTGAGTCTAGACCCTTGCTTAACAAATTCTCTACCTTGGGTTTGATGAGAAACCAATCAACGTATTGATTAGACTCGATAAATTTTGCCAGTTCTTTTGAATCTTGGAATTTTTTAAACAGACTCTCTCGAGTTTCCCCAGGAGCATATGTTCCCCAGAAATCTTCTATAAGTTCCTGATAATACTTGGTTGACCTTATCATGTCCTCAAACGCCTTGACTATGCTTGTGTTTGGTTCAATATGCATGCCTTTGGTCTTTGTCTTGATTTGTGTGTCTGATTTTGGCTCATTCGCGGTCACCACCGGTCTCGTTCCGTTGAGGGTCACTTGTTCTACGTCCCTCAATGAGTCTGCCAAGGTAGCGGTATTGAAGATACTTGTGTTTTCAACAGAACTTATCTCGGTAGTCTGCATTGTTGATTTGATCCTTGATATGTCGAACTCATACTCGTCATCAAATTCTCTGGCTCCTTCTTCCCTCTCGTCCTGCATCTGCTTCTGTAATCCTTCTTTGACCTTTGATATCCAATCATCAACGGAATTTACATTTATAGGAATTTGTGTCCTGCTAAACTTGTAACTGTCGTCGAACGCCATGTCGGGATATGGCACAGCGGTCACGTTGTACCTGGCGCCTCCTTGGTCCACGTCGAAATCAACCTTAGTGATGAATATGGGAACACGCCTCTCTAATGATTTTTGTGTGTCCTCTAATGGTCTACCGTTTTCGTCAAAACCTTTCCACTGTATGGTCAACAGAAACGGCGCGGCCTGATAGTCCTCGTATCCCATTCTGAAAGCACAGGCACGTATCTTCTCTATGAAAGTCACGGCGTAAGGTTCGTGTAACTCGAACTCCATTTTAGTGAAGTTGGCTAGGTTACGTTCCACGTTTGGTCCCACCACTGACGTGATGTTCACGTTCTCGAAAAAGATGTCATGGTTCCTGTCCAGTATACTGCCACTACCGGCGTAATTTGGATCATTGAATAATTTTTGCATTTGCTCTTGCTTGATCTTATCGGTTGCATCTGGATCAACAACACCGCCCCTTGGCACATCACCTATGCCCGAACTCCTAGCAATGATGTTCATTATTGGAGCGTTGAACAGTTGCCTTTGGCTTTGAAGATCCCTTTCACTTATTCCTGACAGTGTAAACAGGCAGTTGTATGTTGCAAAACTATGCAAGGGATTTTTTTTGGCAATAAACTCATCGCCTTGTCTCCTTGGTGTACGTTGGGTCGAGTTTACCTCTGGTTGCTTATTGCTATTATCTGTCCTCGACATCTTATACCCCTAGATCACTTTTGACATTGGCCGGTTTAGGCAACTGTATAGTCACTCCTGGTCTGAAATCGTATATCGGATCCTCTATCTGATCTGGGTTACGCTGGGCGAACACCCACCACAATCTTGGCGAGCCATATAAGTCATAGGCAAGAAGGTCGGGCCTGTATGCGTATGTCCTCTCTATTGTGTATGTTTGGTCGTCGTCCTCCGCCGTAATAGGCCTCGGAATAAAAGTTTCTAGATTGATTGCATTCTGAGGTGTACTGAAGTACGGAGAAGTGGATGAGTATTTGGCCATTAGATGAATCCTACTTCGTTGCTTCCTTTACCGTTAAGTTCGCCCCTCACGAATTTCTTCATTGAGAAATTTTTAATTGAATCTCTGCTGTAGATTGGTGTCACCAGCACCGATATGTTTGACAAGGTCGGTGCCCAAGTCTGAGACTCTCCGGCTATGACAGCGTCCTGAAAACCAGCATCTGGCCCGTTCAGGTCTCTGAAATTCGTGTTGTCCTGTTTAGTTGAGATGTAGTCGATCCCCGGTCTCAATTCAACGTTGAAGGTGTTTATAACAACAGGCACCTTGTGGAACATGTGATCACCATAACCAAACAGATGCATGATCGGTGGAGGATTTCCCTTCAATCCGTCACCGTCATCATTTCCAAAAAACATTTTAGTGGCGGTCCTCAGGAAGTTCACCGTTGCCACCCAGTGCTTGGCGTCCTCAGAATTTTGCACAGGAAACTCTCCAATTATGTTCATCTGATCAACCTGTGAATTTTGGTATGCCTGGAATGGGTAATTGCTGTGTGTCTGTG